TATCTTGGTTGGGGTGTGCGGATTTCCTTTAGTCCATACAGAAATAGACTTAGAACAGAATCAACAATTAAATTTACAAAAAACAGATATGAGGTTAGATAAATGAAACAACTTACAGAAAAAGATCTTGTCAGAAAACCAACTCTAAAATATTCTAAAGATATGGAGTATATGGATAGGAAGGTAATTCTTGAAACACTTGGTATAAGTAAATCCACACTCAGAAGATGGATGTTAGAAGAAGGGCTACCTTACTTTAAAATTAGTAGAAGAGTATTTTTCCGAATGGATGAATTCAATAATTGGTTTGAAAGATTTAGGAGTCAGTAATGAAACAACTTACAGAACAACAGATAGTAGATAATTGGAATAAGTTAATGAAACTTATTGAGGATACATTTGAGGGAGAGCGTAAAGACAAACTCTTAGAGATGTATAAGTACTTTGAAGATAGAATGGTGACAGCGCCAGCAAGCGGAAAAGCTGCCTACCATAACGCTATGATTGGTGGTTATGTAGAACACGTCCTACACGTAACTGATTGTGCTATTCAAATTAAAAAGCTGTGGGAGTCTAATGGCGCTATGATTAACTTTACCGATGAAGAACTCATATTCGCTGCGATGCACCACGACTTAGGTAAAGTAGGTGACTTAAATCAAGATTATTATATCCCACAAGACTCCGAATGGCATCGTAAGAATAGAGGCGAAATCTTTAAACACAATCCGAATCTCCAATATATGACAGTCACCGACCGAGCTATTTTTATTTTAAATCACTTCGGTATTACGATGTCACAATGGGAGTATATCGGATTACGATTAACTGATGGTATGTACGAAGAAGCGAACAAATCTTACTATATGTCTTACAACCCCGATTGGAGTTTAAAAAGCAATATAGCGTACATACTTCACCAAGCAGATATGATGGCGACACACATTGAGTTTGATGAGTGGCAAAGGGAAGATGAAGAAGTAAGTAACAACTTTAAGAAAGCGGTTACTACCGAAGAGAAACCTAAGCAATCACCAAAGTTAAGTGCGAAATCACAAGATCTTTTTGAAGAATTATTTGGAGATAAGTAAATGTTTTTAGAAATAAGTCTTGTAATTATATCACTTTTATTCGTAACTTCGTGTTATGGAATATGGAATGTAATTAGAAAGTTAGAATTATTAGAGAATTGGGTAGAAGATTTTATCAATACAGTTAATAAAGTAAATATAGATTTAAAAAAATTAGATTACAAAGGTTATTTTGAAGCAGATGATGAGGTCGGCGTAATCTTTAATGAAATAAAAAACACAATCAAACAGTTAGATAGGTTCAAAGGAGAAGAGCAATAATGGCTACAACAGCAACAGTATCAGGTTCAGAAATAGCAAAGGCAACAAAAGTTGCAACAAAAAAGAAACCTCCTGTCAAAAGGAAAAGAAAGAAGAAAGGTAAAAATTATTACTTCAATCAGGGAACTGAAGATGCTATTATCCTATACAATAAAACGGATGATGCAAATGTAAGAAATAAAATTTACAATGAACATATTCGAGCTGCTTTTGATAAGTTGGCTGAGAATATTATTCATACATTTAAGTTTTATTACTTTGATGTGGGTTCTATTGAAGTAAAACACGAAGTAGTCTCATTCTTAGTTATGAATATGCACAAATTTAAAGAGGGTAAGGGTAAAGCATTCTCCTACTTTAGTATTGTAGCTAAGAACTATCTTATCCTTAATAACAATAAGAACTATAAAATGGGTAAGATACATTCTGAAATGAAGGTATTAGATTACAAAAGAAATCTTATGGGTGAGAATTCCACATCAGAAACTTCTGAAAAGTCGGTTTTATTTATAGATGAGTTACATAGGTTTTGGGATACAAACCTAACTAACATCTTCCGTAGAGACAAAGACATCAGAGTTGCTGATGCAGTTTTACATATATTCCGTATAAAAGAGAATATAGAGAACTTTAATAAGAAAGCTCTTTATATTCTTATCCGTGAGATGACAGGATCAAACACACAGCATATCACTCGAATCATAAATGTTATGAAGAAATATAATAAAAGGTTGCAATCCGAATTTGATAAGGTTGGTATGGTTGATGTGAGTTACACAGGTTCTCTTATGAGAGAGAATCAATAAAAAAAAGGGAGTAAAAACTCCCTTTTTTTGTGCCCTTTATTAAATTTAATATATATTTATTAAAAGTTAAAAACATCAATATTTATATATAACTACAAATCTAAATTTTTTACAATAAAGAGGTACATTATGGCTAATGACTATGAAATATTTGATGGTAAATCATTATCTGATTTATTCAAAGATATATACGACAATACGACAAGAAATAAAACTCAATTAGAAGTTCTTATGAAAGAGGTTACTGGCTTTATAAAAGACGGCGATACGGCTGTGCAGATTATTCCTATGTTGAAAGAGTACTTAGAAATCAATGTAAAAAATGATGACCAATTAGTAAAGGTAGCCGCTATAGTACAACGTATAATAGCTTCCGAATCTAAAGGTGGTTCTGAAGAAGAGTTCGGTTTATCTGAAGCTGAAAAAGAACAACTTATGGGAGCAATAGAAGATGCTGCTACAGACTTACAAAGTCATTCAGATGAGATACAAGAAGATATTAAAAGAGTTGAGAACTAATGGCATTTCGTAATTCAAGTTTAACTTTAAATAGAGAAACAGAAAATGTAGGATTTACCACTTATTCAGATGTATATAGAATACTAAAAGATAATATAGATGACAGTTCTGAATTTTATGAAATAGAACCTGCGATTGTTGAACAAGTTCTAATTGATTCAAATAATCTTCCTAAAATAAAACAACAAAATCCATTGAGAGATATTCCTGATTGGTCTTTCTATGGTTGTATAAAGGCTAGGTTTATACATAGTCAAAGTGAAGGAGATTTAATAGATGGCTTTATAAAACCTTTATCAAGCCACTTAATAACATATCCCCTAAAAGGTGAGGTGGTAAATGTAACTGTTCACGATGGAAAATTGTATTATGCACCACCATTGAATTTGTATGGTAAAGTAAATATGAATCGAGCTACAGGAAAAGGTGGTGAGGGGTTGGTTTTACCACAGAGAACTAAATACAACAGAAAAATTTATTCAGAGCAAGGTGATGTTTCTCTTAATGGTAGATTTGGTAATGGATTAAGATTGGGAAGTGATAAAGAGTATATGTACCCAAATATAAAAATTACAAATAGACAATCAGTTCCTGATATAAAAGTGGCTGATGAACATTTTCCACACGAACAAGATATAAACTCAGATGGTTCTTCTATTTTTGTGACATCAGGTGAATTAAAAGAAATAGAGTCATTAGAACCATCCGCTGACTCAAAGAGATGGCCACCACTTGTTGCTGGAAATTCTATGAGCGGAGATATGATTACATTAAATTCTGATAAATTAGTTTTTAATGCGAAGGGTGATGGAAAAGGTAATAATAGTGACATACATATTTTTGCTGCAAGAAATATAAATTTAGCTTCTAACTATGAAATTAATATAGGAGCAGGTGGTGAATCAGGCGGAGCTATAAATTTAGGAGATCCTGATGCTATTAATAGTGTGGTAAAAAGTAACGAATTGGAAGAATTATTAGAAGGGGTGTTTGATAGTTTAGAAGATTTTTTAAGTACGTTAGAAAAATCATCAGACCCAAAACAAATAGGAGCAGCAGCTAAAACTTTAAATGAAGAATTGGGTGTGCTTAAACAAAAACAATTACCAAAAATATCTAGCAAAACAGTGTTCATAGCTGATGATAAAGAAGATTTAGGAACAGAAGTTCCAAATATTCAAACAGAAGGATAATTATGAGTAAAGCATCAGACGCATTAAAGAAACTTATAGATGATTCTATTGAAAAAGAAAAACAAAAATTAGATAAGAAAGTAGACAACGCTCTAACTCTTTATAGAAATGGAAGTGAAGCAGCTGATGGGGCGGTGAATGAAATTGAAGTAAGTATAGAAAAAGCTAAAGATGCTAAACAAAAAGTTTCAGATGCAATAGATAGAATTAAATCTATCCGATTATCCTTTGATTCAGGCAGAAAAGCTGCTGAAGCAACAGAGAAGTCTTCTACTATTGGTTCGGCTTTAAATCCAGCAGCTGCAGCTATAGCATTTGCTCAAAAATTTATAATAGATAGACTTAAAATAGAAATAAAAGATATAGGAGATGAATTAAATGTTGCACCACAGATATTAGACAATTTTGATAAATTTTTTACAAGAACAAGAAATAAAATTAGAAAAGAAAAAGCAAGAAGAGCAGCGCAAAAAAGAATTGCTGAAGAAAACAAAAAGATGCTAAGTTAGCATATTTATATAAAACAGGAGTTACTATGGCAAACACTAAAAAAATAATAAGTTTAATCAGAGAAATAGTACGACAAGAAGTACAAAAAGAGGTTAAGCAGATATTTATTAAGGAAGGAATGAAATCTATGGCTCAAAAGTCTACATTAGTAGAGGATACAGTTATAGAAGTTCTACCTGAACGAAAACCAAAACCGAAGAAAAAAGTCACATACACAAACAATCCAGTGTTAAATGATATTTTAAATGAGACAGCAAACAATCCTCAAGAAATGGATGAGTATCCGACAATGGGTGGTGGAACATTTGATAGTACAAAAATGGCTGAGGCTATGGGATATGGTAATATGATGGGCGGTGATAAGAAAGTTAGAAGAGAAGTAGCCGCAGTACAAACTGCACAAGCAGCAGGTGCTGACACATCAAATCCTGTAGTACAAGAAGTAATGAAAGATTTGACTAAAGATTATAGTGGAGTGATGAAAGCTTTAAAAAAGAGAGACAATAAATAATGGGAGCACTTCAAAACGATTTAGATCCAGATACTTATATTGGAATAGAATTACCACTAACATATGGTAATTCGGGATTCTTTAATAGAACTAAAACTTCTTTAGAGCAAACAAGATCTAATATCAAAAATCTTCTATCAACAAACAAAGGTGAGAGGTTAGGTAATCCCACATTTGGTTGTGATTTGAGAAGAGTGTTATTTGAAAAAGAGGGTGATGTAGAAAGTGCGATAGAAGAAGCTATAACTTCAGCTATAGATGAATTTTTACCATTTGTAAATATTATAGAAATAAAAAGTCTCTTTTCTGAAGCTAATCAAAATATTGTAAATGTTTCTATTAGATTTAGTTTAGCTACAGATGTTAGTGAAGAAGAACAACTGGCATTAGATTTTGGAAACTATGAAGCAGTACAAATAATTTAATGGAGATGAGTAATGCCATATTCTACACCTAAAAAATCAGTAAAGGAAGTTAGATACTTAAATAAAGATTTTACATCTTTTAAAGACAATCTGATTGAATTTACTAAAATATATTTTCCAAAAGAATATAATGATTTTAATGAATCATCACCAGGTATGATGTTTATAGAAATGGCATCTTATGTTGGAGATGTACTTTCTTACTATATAGATAATCAATTTAAAGAAAGTTTATTAGCCTTTGCTGAAGAAAAAAGAACTGTATACAATATGGCTCAGTCGTTAGGATACAAACCAAAATTATCTTCGCCAGGCGTCACAGATTTAGATGTATTTCAAACAGTACCTGCATTATCAGCTGGCGCAGGTGGTAGTTACACCACAGTGCCTGATTTAAGATATTCTATGGTAATCAAATCTGGAATGGAAGTTACTTCAGATACAGGTATAACATTTATTACGCAAGAAGATTGTAATTTTAAATTTTCAAGTTCTTACGATCCTTTAGATATTAGTATCTATGAAAGTTCTAATAATGTTCCTGTAACTTACTTATTAAAAAAATCTGTTAAAGCTAGTAGCGGTACAATAGCTGAGGAATTTTTTACATTTAACACGGCTGAAAAGTATACAAGAATAGCTTTAGCAAATTCTAACATAACAGAAATAATTTCTTGTACGGATAGTGATGGTAATAGTTGGTACGAAGTTCCTTTTCTAGCGCAAGATACAGTGTTTGATGATATGCAAAATACAGAAGAAAATGATGATGATTTATATTCTTATGCAGACCAAGCACCTTACTTGCTAAAGTTAGTAAAAACAACAAGACGATTTACAACATTTATTAGAGAAGATGGTAAAACTGAATTAAGGTTTGGTGCTGGAACATCGGATAGCCCTGATGAAGAGATAATTCCAAATCCTGATAGTGTGGGTTCATCTTTACCTGGCTCTCCAACTTATTTAAATACTGCTTTTGATCCTTCTAACTTTTTATCAACAAAAGCGTATGGACAAGCGCCATCTAATACTCAATTGACAATCACATATAGATATGGTGGTGGTCTTTCACATAATGTAAATTCAAATACTTTAAGAAGTATACAATCTATAAATGTAAATACAGACACATCAGGTTTAAATTCATCATTAGTAGCTAGTACAAGAGCTTCCATAGCTGTAAACAATAACATACCAGCTACTGGTGGTAAAGACTCTGAGAGTATTATAGAAGTTAAAAATAATACATTAGCATATTTTCAAGCACAACAAAGAGCAGTAACTAAAGAAGATTATATAACAAGAGTGTATGCTTTACCAACTAAATATGGAAATATTGCTAAGGCTTACATTGTTCAAGACACACAATTAGATAGTAAAGCAGGAGCAAACTCTAATAATAGAGTTATAAATCCATTAGCTCTTAATCTATATGTATTAGGATTTGATGCTAGTAAAAAATTGACTAATGTAAATAAAGCTGTTAAAGAAAATATACAAACTTACCTAACTCAATTCAGAATGGTTACTGATGCCGTAAATATACAAAACGCTTTTGTAATAAACATAGGGGTTAAATTTAATTTATTAACTAAAGCAGGATATAATAAAGATGAAGTTGTTCTGAGAGCTATACAAAAAGTTAAAGACTTCTTTGATGTTGATAAGTGGCAAATCGGACAACCAATTGTAATAGCTGATTTGGCTTATCAAATATCTTTGACAGATGGAGTTTCTGCTGTAGTTGCTCCTGAAGAAAATAATTCAGATGGTTTACCAGTATTAATTGAAAATAAATTTTTAGAATCAGGTGGTTACTCTGGAAACCTTTATGATATAAAGAGCGCCACACAAGATGGCATAGTGTATCCATCATTAGATCCAAGTTGCTTTGAACTAAAATATCCTAATATAGATATTGAGGGAAGAGTAATTGGTGATTCAGCGGGAGGTAGTTAATGCATTATTTTATTTTTCCAGAGTTTGATACTACATTATATCAAGCTTCTGCTAGTAGAAACACAGGACTTGATGAGATATTAGAAATAGAAAAAACTATGAATCAGTCAGGTGGAAATGTAAGAGTTTCTCGAATACTAATTAAATTTGATTTAGCTGAAGTTTCTAGGTCAATGGTTAGAGGACAGATAGCTAGTGATGCCAAATTTTATTTAAATATGTATGATGCAAATCCAACTGAATTATCATATAGTCAATCTTTATTTGCTTATCCTATAAGTGCTAGTTGGGTTCCAGGTGAAGGATATAGAGCTGATAATCCAAAGACTCAAGAAGGAGCAACTTGGGAGTTTAGAGATGGTATTACAGAGAAAACTTATTGGGGAAGAGCAGAAGATGCCGCAGTTTCTTCTTCAGGTGGTGCTTGGTTCTCATCATCATACGCATCTCAATCTTTTGAATTTGAAACGAGAGATATGAGAATGGATGTTACGCCTATAGTAGGTGATTGGCTAACAAAAGTTTATCCAAATAACGGCTTTATAATCAAAAGAAGTGGTAGTTTGGGAAATTTAGATAGTAATACAGATGAGGGAAGTAAAGATAGGTTAGGAAACTTTTCTTTCTTTTCGAGAGAAACCAATACAATTTACCCACCAAAATTAGAAGTTGAGTGGTATGATACAAAATTTAGTACAGGTTCTTTAAGTCCACTATCGTCAGCTGAATTAGAAGATGCTGTTTTCTATATGAAAAGTTTAAGACCTGAATATAAAGAAAAATCTAAAATAAAATTTAGAATAGTTGGAAGAGGTCGCTATCCTACAAAATCATATTCAAATACAGCCTCTGAATATTTGACAGTAAAATATTTTCCAAGCGCAAGTAAAGAACAGATTGGTGGTGATGGTGCTTACTATTCGGTAATAGACGATCAGACAGATGATGTTATTATTCCATTTGGTTCAGGCTCTGCTATAAGTTGCGATTCCACAGGAAACTATTTTAATCTATGGATGAATGGGTTTCAATCAGAAAGATATTATAAATTTGAATTTAAGGTTGTTAGTGGTAGTGGAACAGACGAGGAGACAATACAATATTTTGATGAAGATTTCGTATTTAAAGTTGTGAGATAAAAAAATGCCATATACACAAGAGGAATTAAAAAATTTATCCTGGTACCAGAATTTAATCGATGAAGATGAACAAGCGTACCTTGCTAATAAAGATATTTTAGAAGCGCAAGCTTCTATTTCAGGCTCATCAAATGATGGTTCTTTGTTAGTCAGAGATAGTGATGGTACAATTTTAATATTTGAAAATCCATACACAGGTGTATTGCCAGAAGATCCTTCTACAAAGATAGTACACACTTCAATTGTAAATAAATTAAGAGATGATGAAGCTAGTATTAATAGCACATTAGACAGAGATTTTGAGGAATTATAATGGCTAGTAAATTAAACGAAAGAGATAAACAACTACTCAATGCTTTTCAAACTAAAAGGGTTGGAGAAAAACCATATGAAAATGGTTTGTGGGGAACTCAAGGTCATAATGATTTTGCTTATTTAGAAATTTATGATGATTCAAATAATTTAATAGATTTTACAAATTTACCTAGTGATAAATTTATAAATAACGCTGATAATGGAAATATAGAATTTTATGTAGGAAATCATTTAAGAGAGCTCGGATTTAATAATGGAATATTTAATGTAAATTATAATTTTTTTAGAAAATTAGCTGGTGATGAAAGAGCAGTTTTAGTTAGAAATAAAGCAGGATTTGAAGGAGATGTTTATACTGCTAATTTTAATATTCAACCCGATGGTAAGGTATACACAGGAACAGAAGAGTCTTTTAGATCAAGTCCTGGAACTGCTGAACAATTAAGCGTAGAGGATTTAAAATATTCAATTGATACTATATCTCCAAATAGAACCGAAGTTAGATTAAAAGCAAAAAATATAAAAGGTTCTTATACAGATGATTTTATAAATATACAAACTGCTGTAACAGCAAATGATATTGAGGAAACTATTAATTTTGTTGCACCAGATGGAAGCAACGCTGATTTATTTGAATCTAATGTTTTAAATATATCACCAGCTGAAAATGGATTTTTATTTACACAAAAAATGAAGAATGGTACTATTACCATACCAAATGTTTTCTTAGTAAACGAAGTTCAAACACCTGTAAAAACAGGAATAAATTTTATAACTAATCCAGACCTTGAAATTACTGAAAGAGATTCTTATGGTAATGAAGTCAGTTTAGCTAATTATTATGGTTGGGATGCAAGTTTACATTCTAAAGCTGTGAGGGTGGATGGTTTTAGTCCTGGTTACAATAGTATGTCCAATCCTAATGGAGTTTTTGCTGGAACAGCGCACTTAGGCTACCACGCACATTTTGTAAGAGGTGAGGGCGTTACTGGTGGTGTTTGTATGAAATTTCCCGACCAAAATGAAATCTTTAGAGAATTAGACGAATGGCCAACGGAGTATGCAAGTCGTTGGTTGGGTATAAATCAAAAGATGGGAGCTCTTATAGGTCAGGGAGTTAAACATTTTGACTTTGTTAATTTAACATTAGATTTAAAGGCTAGTGTTGCAGGAAGGGGTATTTTAGTATCTTTATATTATCCAAATGAATTAATAACAGAAAATATTCCTGATGCTCCGCCTATAGGATATTACAATCCTAATAATCCACCACCAGGTGAAGAAGTTCCAAATGATCCTCCACAGGGATATATTGCGAATACAGCTTCAAATGCTTCAGACATTGAGGATCAACCACCATCTAAATACTCTACTGTTGTCAGTCTGTATTTATCAGGTGCACCTGAAGTAGATATAAGTGTAGGTGATTCGACAACATTTTGGGGTGGGGAAGGCGCTTGGATAATAACTCAAAGCACTGGTGGACAAAATCCAATTTTTACTTGGAGTCCAAATTTAGTTGGTGTAGAATATAGTAAAGCAGGTACTTTAAGTTTAGAGCAAGAGTGGAAATGGGATGGCACTGCTTGGGGTGCGAATCCTGATTTTTTCCCTTCATTTCCAACAGCACCGGTAGGAACAGTAAATGATTTTGAATATCCAGAAGCGGTGAATACTCATCCTTATCAATTAGAAGGACAAGGAACACCACGCTTCAAAAGAGATATTTATCCTGGTGAAAATAGAGGATGGCAAACAGGTACAACATTGGATGGCGAAGATACTAAAATGACTACTGTTTGTGGTGTGCCAGCGGAACTTGTAAACAACAATGCTGTTATTTTAATAAAGAATGATTTAGTTTGGGTTGTTGGTGATGTTGGATATACTACAAATAAAGAAAAGATTGGTTTAACCACAATTGACACTATGTTTCCTCAGTTACACAGCCAAACAATATCTAAGACAGATAGTGATGGAAATCAAATAAAAACACACACAGTCTATAACGATATATTTGAACACGGTAGAATACAAAGTATAACAAGAACAAGGGCTACAAATAACGATCACAACAGAGATAATTTCTTTGTTTTGTTTTATACAGATGGCCGTGGAAATGAAGATTCAAATAAAGTATTTATGGCTGAAATCGGAGCAGAAGATTTTGTAGATTTCTTTTACTTAAAAGATTTAGATGGTGCTTTTAATGATACTGTTAATGCTCAAGGTGGTGAAATGGAATGGGCTTTTTCTGGAAAACAAAGAAGTGGTGGTACTTGGCACCATTATGCCTGTGTAAAGGGTACAAATAAAAGATGGAGAACGAATGATGGTGATGGTGATATATTCTCTACCAATCAAGATACTTGGTTTGAGGAAGATGAGAATGGAGAGGCAGGTTCTTTTAGTAATGGCTTTGCTGGCGTAGATGGAAACTATTTTGATGTTTGGTTTTCTCAAGGACACACAAGTGGTCACTTCTCTAATTATAGTGGAATTTATGGTGTAACTGCAGAAAATGGTGGACAGTGGATTAATTTAAAAGAAGATGAATCAGAAGGAGTTTCAGAAAGGTTTCCAGTCAATGAATACTTTTATGGCGCAGGAGAGGTTGGTTCAGAGGGAATCGATTTAACCTTTGGGTCTAGAAATCCTGGCGCAGATAATTATGGTATTCAAAACGAAGATGGTGAGGTTATTAATGTAAATGAACCATATTATGATAATGGAAGCTCTGTCTATAGTTTCGATCCAAATCCAACTAAAGATGGAACTCTAAGTCCAGGTAGTTTATGGAAATGGAATGGTGTACTAGCAATATGGGAAGAAAATGTTATAGCACCACCAAGATATAGTTATGCACACCAATATGAATTTATTCCTACAGACGCAGCTGGTAAATGGGAAACTAAAAATGTAGAAATATTAATTCCAAATGATTGGATTTTAGACCAAGATTGGTACATATATTTCTACGGACATATAAGGGGTAATGGAAATCAAGAGTTTGGTATAACTTGGGTAGATAATCTTTATATGGATTTTACATTAGTAGATGAATCAGTAACTCAAAAAATATACAGACCATTTACTGCACAGATTGAAGAAGTATCTCCCGATGGTTTGTTTGTTACTTTAGATAGAAGTTATAAGCAAAATGCTATTG